CACTAACAGCAGAGGTTACCATCCTCCGATCGACTAAATCGGAAATGGCCTTGAGCTCGCGAGCCTTGACTAAAGGCGGCTTTGCTCTCGGATCCCCTTTCTCTATAAACATAGAGAGGAGTACGCCTTGCCTAACACCAAACAGGTCCTTTTCAGTACCCATTCGTTGACCGTACCCAAGACGAGCCTCAGTTTCCTGAAACTGTCGGGTGTCCGCTTGGAAATAGTTCCATAAGTCCGGCGTTCTTGCCAGATGAGCGAACTTATTGTACAATGAAGCTAGGGAGACATACTCTAAAGGTTTATCTTTCTTACTCAGCTCGTTCTTAAGCCATAAGTACTTTTCGTACCTGACCTCATACTTGAGACCTTTCGGATTGAAACCCAGCCCGAATGGTTCAGGGATATCCTGTACCAGTTTACACACTGCTACCTGATCTCTCGTGAGAAAGTGTTCAGATATGGCTTGAGGGCCCAAAGTGCGCACAACGTCCAAGAAACTGACGTCACTGGCGGTGGAGTATTTGTAACCATGGTACACTGAATTGGCAAAGATGAGCTTTCCAGCAAACTCGGAAGCGATCCGTGACTCCAGGCATTTCTGCTCGGAAATCGGACAGGATAACTCTTTGAGAAGCTTTCTATACTCTCGATGCAGACCCTCAGATTTCGTTACGAAATCGTCGCCCAGAACGAGAAAACTATCCTGGATTTCATCTAAGGGAAGGCCGGCTTTCAAACCGGCACATATGGCCAAACATGAATGTGCTAATGCAAATGCCGGGAAACTAGGACCAGCCCCAAGGGGTTGACCTATATCCCACGACACCAACTTACGTTCACCCCACATTAATTTGTAGGGGCTCCGAGACACGAGTTCAAGGAGACGTACGTGACTTTCGTCAATTCCTATACGGCGTAACAACGAGGTTTGTAAACCAAGTGGAAAGTTGTTTGTTGCATCAGACAGATCGACAGCGAATACGGTGTTCGATCGATGTAGCCACTCCTGTACTTTCACTATACCCTTACCTTGATCGTGTGTACAATCGAAGGGAAGTCGACTCACAGCAGACAGAAGGTTCACTTTCAGCGGTTCCAAAGCCGCCTGAAGAATGAGGTTTGGACTTGCAAAGGCCCGAAACTTCATACCCGGTTCTTGAGTAGAACCGATGACACCAACTGGCTCGGTGGAAGGAACAGACTCCCTCCAGTCACCGTACGCGTTGTGATACGGGTGTACCAAATCGAAGTAGTCTTGACCCACAGAACCTAATGTCGCAAGGACACTAGGGAATGGGTGGAACTCTCGACCGGCATCCGTACCTAGGAACGTCAGCAACTGGCGTTCGGCATAGGTCACAGCCCTAGCATCCCCCTCAACACCCTTCTTGCGAAGGATGTAAGAGATTGCGTCAGGCGCTTCCGACAGCTTACTAGTCCAACCAGCAGTACCGA